TCATAGCGTTTTTGTTTTTGTTATCGTTTTTGTATATGCAAATATATGTACTATTTCTAACCTACCAAACTTTTTAACAAATTTTTTTCACATTTTTTTTATTTCCTAGTATTTACGGGGCTTACAGACGTAAAATATTTTTGTATAAAATAAAAAAGCCACCCCGAAAGGTGGCCTAAAACTATGAAACGAACACAAATTTACGTAAAAAAGTATTCGTTTATGCTTTTGCGGTGCTTGTCGTAGTTAAAATGTACGAAGCCAGACCTCCCTAGTTGAAAGTTCATAGCCACCCAGTTACTAGACGGGCTAAAAGCTGGGTAATTATAGTACTTGAACGCGTCACTACTTGCGCTATCAAATAAATATAGGTGGCTGTCGCCTTTTTCGAAGGTTATGTCGTATCCTTTGTTTAGTAATTGCTTCGTATTTAGGTAGCCTAGTATTCTATTAATCTGGTTCGGGTCTATTTTAGCCTTAAATCCGTGCTTTAAATTGTGCGTGTCTTTTCCGTGTGTAGTTACAAAGCAATAGTTACCTATTATTTCGTAGTCTATAAACGAAGTCTGGTTAATTACACGGACGTTTTGTAAGTCGCGTTCTACATAAGTCTTAAAGAATTGGTTAACGAAGTATGCAAAGTCGCCGCTATGGTTGTCGTTACAAATGTTTCGTATTTCGATAGTCTTATAATAAGGCGCAAGCGCTTGTACTAGACTAACTTTAAATTGAAAACCAACGTCAAACGCTTTCTGGTTAGTCATATTCTGTGGTAACGAATGGCCACCGCGTGTAGTTTGCCCGTTAAACCCGTCTAAATAGTCGCCTAAATCTAATATATAAAGCGTGTCGCTATTCTGTTTTTCTAGCGTGTAGCTTACCATTTGTTCTAGACGTTGAAATAGTATTGTTTCGTTCCATTCTACGTCGTACATATTACGCCCTTTGTCGCTAGCGTCCATTCCTATATGTACGTCTGTAAATACTAGCTTGTCAAATAAGCCGTTATAGCTTCGTTTTTTTATAGGTTGTATTTCTAGCTTTGGCGCGTTTTCAATTAACGACTTAAAGTCTACGTCTTTAATATCGAAGTTGCTACCGAAAGACGGGTTCTTAAAGAAAAGGCTGGCGTCGTTTGTTTTGAGCCAGCCGTGCTTTACGTCTTTGTCGTCTAGTCCTAGTTCGTTAGACTTATTTTTAATAGCCCTATATTGTGCTACTATTTCAAATTCTTCGCGTGTAATACGCGGCCTAAATTTACTCATAACGGAATTTTAGAAAACTTAAGAAGCCAGTTTGTAATAAACCCAGCCCCAAAGCCTATAATAAACAGCCACAAGTTAGGCTTTTTATTTTTATTTCTGTCAGTTTTGTACTTTACGACTTCTACTTTTTCTATGAGTTTAAGTGTGTCGCGTTTTAGTCTGTACTCTATTCGTGTTTCTAACCGCGTTTTAGGCACGTAGGAACGCTTGTAACGAACGATAGTATCTTTCTGGACTATTACCCTTTCCCACGCTATAGAGTCCCTTAAAACGTAAGGAATTGAGTCTATTGAATTTATTGTAATAGTGTCGGCTATAGTGTCGCATCTGTAACCCTTCTTAATTGCTTTACGGACGTGGTAATTTGCCGAACAAGACGCTAGGATAAGTAGAAAAATAAGTGTATAGGTTGAAAATAATTTACTTTTCATAAGGCTATACGTTTAAAATTCGTGAATAAGGCAGTACGTTACTAACTTTTCACGCTTTAGTAGTGCTATCATTTGGCGATAGTTAGCAATATTGTTTACTACTTGGCAACCAGCGGACCACCAGCCTATGTTTGTACCAGCTTCTTTGGTTAAGTCGTAGGTGTTTGGGTGGAAATTAATACCGAAATAACCTTCTTGAAGTTTGCCTTGTTCTTCGGACTTGTCGTCTTTGTCTATGTCCCTATAGACCTTTACTTTGCTACCCAGCTGTAAAAGTGCCTCTACTTTGCCGTTGTGTTTTCCGTATTTCCAAACGTTATAGTACCATTCGTCCGCTTTAAGTACAGCCGCGCCGTCTTTGTTTACTTTTTCGAACTGGCGTAGTGTAGGAGTTCCAGCGTTGGTAGTCGCAGAAGTTACTAGAACAAAATCTTCGTTTTTAAATAGGTAAATCTTATCGTCAAAGCGGTTCGGTAAGTCGTCTAAAGAACGCACACCTAGTAACCAATAGCCAGATGGAATACTTTTAAAAGACGAAAGGCTCTTAACCTTTTCTAGTAGCTGTTTGTCTGTGTAAGGTCTTACCATTTGTCCAGTTTTTTGTCCGTTTTACTGGACATTTTAAGTGTTTTACACCTTGATTAAGTGTTATTTACTTTAAGTCTTCTAGCTGTTCTTTACTACGACGTACAAACTCTAGGAATTTGTCCCAGACATTTATACCAGTAACCGAAAAGTAGCTTTCGTTAATGCTTTTTACTTCCGTTATTACACAGAAAAACGTAAAGGCTTTAGTTAAAACTAAATCAATAGCTATGAAGTGGCCTAGAATGTCAGCTACTACAAACTTTTCTAGAAGGAATATAAATACAATAGCACCAGAATAAAGTAAGCTTTTGCTAATTGTATGGCTTAAACGTCTTGAACGAATAGAAGACCAGCCAGATTTTTTAACGCTTCGCCAAATACCAAAACACGTGTCTAAAATGATAGCCAAAACTGCAATAAAAACTAGCGGCTTAACTGGTGCTAGAATAGAACACACGGCAAAAAGAACGGCTTGTAGTTTCGTACTCATTAGAAAACCATTATAGCATTATTATAGCCGTTGTCATTATAGCGTTGTCCACAGCGACCCAAACACGTACCTACGCAGTCACAAGCTTCTATCTGGGGGCGTAAATCTGTGTCGCGGTTTTCTTTACTAGTGAATAACGGGAATAGGTTTTTATTTGCAAGCAACCATTTAATTAAACGAGCCTCAAAGAAAGATGCTTTTTGTGCATAATGCTCCATCCCGAACGCTACTTCTGCACGGCTAACGCTTCCCGAGTAGTCCCCAAACTGCGTTTGTAAACCTTTGTTTTTAAGTTGGTACGAAAGCCCGAAGACTGCATCTTCTGCCGAACGCCACGCTACGACTGGCTGAATAAAACCTACTAGCGTTTCTTCGTCGTTAGTTAAGGTCTGTGTGTTGTACGCTTCTAGTAAGTAGTTATAGAAGACAGAACCTAGAATAGGTTGAACGCGTAAGTCGGACTGCGTTTTAATATATGGCGTTACGTCTGTTACGTCTACGTTTGCAGTAATAGGCGTGTTCGTCTTTAAGTAAGTTTCTGTTATGAAGTAAATCATTACGCTACGGGTGTTTGGGTTGGTATTACGTCGCCACCTTCTACTGGTGGTAAGCTTGCAAGCGCTCGCACTTCGTTTGTAGTCATTGTGTTTAATACTTTGGTAGCTACTAACGGGCTCATAGCGTTAAGCGCGTCTTGTGTTTTGCTTGCGTCGCCTTCTACTTCTACGATAGTTTCGTTAATAATCTGGAAATTCTTAACAGAAAACGTAGCAGACAAGCGGCAAATGTTTAGCAGTTCTTGGAATATTTCCGTTACTTGTTCACGTAAAGGAATAACCACGTTCTTTTCGAAAATGATATATGCTTGTTTAATATCCGAACCATTACCCAAAGAACCAGCTGTACGAACACCTAGTAAGATAGGGTCTATAGTATGGGCAAAACAAATTTGTTCCGTGTTTAAACCGCTAGCTTCCTGGAAAAGTTTGTCGTTTTGGTTGGTTGGTATGCTTTCAATTTTCGGAAGTTGGTCTTGACTATTTGCAAAAAATGCAACACCTTTACCAGCGTTAGCCGCGCCTTTCATTCTGTCGATAGTATCGCGTAGTACTTTCTTTTCTTCTTCGCTTTGCGGGCGTTTAGGGAAAAGCATAGCAAAAGACGGGAATATAGAGTTCTGTATATTGCTTTTTGCAAAATAAGATAGTTCGCCAGACAAGAAAGCAAAGTTTAACGCGCTAGAATATTGCGGTAAGGGGTAATAGTCTTGGCCTATAGACGGCAATTCGTACGCCCAAAGCTGACATTTGTCTTGACATAGTGGGTGGTAAGGTTTAACTTCTTCTACGTCTATTCTACTAGCCCAGTCGTCGCACAAATAGTAGCGGTCTTTTTTATTGTTTATTCTAACTTTTTCTGGGCTGACGTTTTCAATACTTTTTACCTTACCTTTTTCATCAAAGTAAAGTTTGAAGTAAACGCGGTTATGTATTACTAGCTGTTTAGTTACTGCCTTTACAGACTTCGCCAGCTTCATTTTCTTTTCCCACGTATATAGGGCTAGCTTTTCTTCTGGTGTTAGCTTGTCCGTCTTTAGTTCGTAGCCAGCACCGATAGTAGCGTTAACTTTAAAGTCTACGATAGCCCCGTGTAGTGGCGAAGTAAAGTAAATCTGGTTAAGAATTTCTGGGTAAAGGTTGTCTTGTCCGAAAGGAACATAGCCCGCTATTTGGTAACGTCCATTAACGTAAGGTAGCGACAAGTCGCCGCGTCCTATCTTACCAAAAGGCGTGCTAAAAGACTGGTAGCCTTCTACTACTTCTGGTTTAGCTTGTTTAAATCTGTCAAAAATTCCCATTTTGTTAGTCGTATATTGAAGAAACAGAAGCGCCAGCTACTACCATACGCCCTTCTTCTATTAAATTTAGTCCTTCTGTGTTCGTGTTTTCGTCTATAGTTATAGGGTCTGCGCTTTCGTAAACGCTGTAAGTATATTGCCCTTTAATTAGTTCTACGTCTACGCCTTCTTCTAGCGTGAATAGGTTGTATCTGGTCGGCCAGTTACTTGTATCTGTGCCTATCCAGTATATAGGTTCTACAGCGGTGTTATATTCGCCTTCGAAAACAAATAAATAAAAGGGGTCTACTAGCGTAGTAACTTCCGTAAGCGTTAACGCAAAGGTGTTAAGTTGCCCTTTATCAATGTAAATCATAACAATATTAACTTTTAAAAGCCTAACGTTCAAAAACACAAAACCCCCTTAAGTAGGGGGCTAGTGTTATTCGAATAAATAGGGGCTTCTTAAAGAGTAAGACCAGCGATAATTGAAGGGTCTACCTCATAAGCCAAAGTTTCGTTTTCCGCAACTAGAGTAAGGCTGTATTTACTACCATCTGCACGGGATACCCCAGAGCCTTCGCCGTAAGCAGAAACTTGCAAGTATGGGAAATACCAATATTTGCCGTTTGCGTCGCCTACAACCGCGTTCAAGTACTGCTGGCCAGCGCCTAATACTTTAATAGCGCGGCTTTTTTCTTGGTCGCGTCTGTGGAACATTAAGTTAATAGTTTGAGTAACGTAGCTAGAGCCGTTTACTAAATCAATAGTGCCGTCTTCTGTGTAGCTAGAAGTGTTACGTTTGAACTCTAAAGCAACGTAAGGCGAAGAATGAGTAATAGCGGTTACTTCCCAGTTCGTACCAGTTTCGTTAGTTGTAATTGCGGTAATGTTGTCTTGTTGGTTAATTAACAAAGTATAAATACCGCCGCTGTTGTTGTCACAGCTTTTTAAGATTTCTTCGAGTGTAGCGCAAGCCATATCTTTAAATTTAATTAGTTATAAAAAAGGGCGGCGTTTTATGGCCGCCCCGTATTTTGTTTAATTGTGTTATAATTAAGCCGCGAAGCAGTCGTTATAAACTACAATTTGGTCTGGGTTCGTGTAGTGGAAACCAGCTTTCAAGTTAGCACGTGTGCGAATGTATGGTTCTGCAACGCTATCTGAAAGGTTAACAGCTTTAAGCGCTTTAGCGTCGCCCTCTGCGTCAAATGCGTAGATAAGGTCTGTTTTAAGAGCCAAAACCATAGTGCTAGTTGGCATACCTTCTGCAAGTACGATTTTAATACCCAAGAATGTAGGCGCTAAAGGTGCAGTAACATAAGTTAAAGTGTTACCAGAAGCAGCTGCAATTTGGTAATTAACGAATACGTCGCTAGAAACGAACAAACGAAGGTCATTTCTTTTAGCTTGTACAGCCGCTGGGCTAGCTTGAAGTACGCTAGTCATACGTGCTAATACGTTAGCAGAAGTGATAGCGTCAGTATAGAGGCCGTTTACAGCTGTGTCAGCACAAAGTTTTTTAAGGTAGCCGTCACACAAAGAAAGAACTGGGTCTGTGCTTGTAGTGTCACCTTGCCAACGGATTAACTCGAGGTCGTTACCGATACGCGCAGCCATTTCAGACCAGTAGTAAGACATAAAAGAAGCTACAGAAAAGTCGCCGTTAGAACCTTGCGACATTTGTAATGCCAAGAAAGATTGCTCAAGGTCAAATTGACAGATTTGGCTCATGCCGCTTAAGGCACAAACGTCGATATCAATAGCGTCTAGGTTGTCTGTAGGTGCTGAAAAGTTACAAGTAGACGGCGCAAGGATGTTACCGAAAGTAACGTTCGCTAATTTAGTAGCCGACTTAATACCTGGAAGGGTACGATAGTTGTCTGCAATGTCTTCTGTTAAATAAGCTTTGCTGTAAAACTCATCTGGGTTAGGACATAACAACGCGTTTGTGTCTACGTCCAAGTCAAATTTTAGGTTTCTAATCATTGGTGTTGGTTTTTATTTTGTTTTTAATTGTTACTTGTTAGATGCGCGGAACGCTTTGAACTTGTCAAATACAGAAGACATTTTAACTTCTACTTCTGTTTCTTCTTCTTCTTTAGCTACGCCTAGTTCTTCGATTTGGTTTTTCAAGTCTGCTACCATTCCGATAATAGCGTTAACTTGTTCTTCGATGATAGGCATAACGATAGCTTTAATAGCTTCTGCGTCTGTAGATGGGTCAACTGCCATTTCAGCTTCTGCTACTTCTTCTTCTACTACTTCTTCTTCTGTTACGCTAGTGTCTTCCATAGCTACTTCTTCTGTAACTTCTTCGGTTACTTCTGCCATTTCGACTTCTTCTTTTTCTACTTCTTTAATTTCTACTACTTGGCCGTCTTTAACCACGTAGATTTTACCTTCGATAAGGTGTTCTCCGTCTGGGAAATTCATACTATTTTGTTTTATATGTTTACTTAATTTCATTCCCAAGAAGCCCTCAATAGAAAAGCCTAGCTGTTCGTTTTTTACTAGTTCGTTATAGTACTCTTTGTCCGTTACTTGGGCCGTAAGCATTAACGTTCCTTTCGGCACTTCAATTCCGTAAGTAGTAAAAGCTTTATCTTGGGTTGGGTTTTCCACTATCCACGCTTCTAGAATGTACGCTGGTACTTCTTTGGCTTGGTCGTGTTCTAGGTTAAAAACGTTTTTGTTCTGCAAGTCTTGCATAAACTTAACGTGTATTTGTTCGATAGTTTCTTCTTCGAATTGTACGTAGTATTCTCCAGCTTCGTCGTCCCTTCTATAAATTTCCATAGGAATCATAGCGGGCGCTGTTACTCTATATTTAAGTTCGTCGGAAAAGAAACGCTTTTGTACATTCTCAAACGCCATACCCTTAACTTTAATAGCTGGGTTTGATGTAAAAGCAATTTGCTCTATACCTAAATTTTCCCCGTCGCTATACTCTGGGTCTATTGTAATTTTATAAATAGGTAAGTCATTAACCATAACGATATTAAAAAAGTTCTATATTTGTTCAAAAATTCATTAACTATGGTAACAATTTTAGGAAGGGAAATACCCAACGAATTAAGCGAGTTGACTATACAGCAGTTCGAAGACATTACAGAAATTCACGCTAACGAAAAGCTGGACCACGTAGAAAAGCATCTAGAAGTTTTTAAATATATGGGTCTGCCAGACGAAATAGAAGACGTAGACTTTGAAGAATTTAAAGAGTACATCCGTCTTTTTAACACAGCGAAAAACCCAGAAGGTATTTTGTTAAAGCGTTTTGAAAACGACGGCTACACCTACCAAGCTTACGACGAAGAATGGAAGCTAACAGCCCGCGACACGAAGCTAATTGAAAAGATTTTATTTCATAAACACAAAGGCTACATTTCCGAAGTTCTAGCGGTCCTATTTAAACGAACGGACCTAACCAAAACAGAACACTACACGGACGCGCATATAAAACTAAAGTCTAAAATAATTAGAGAAATGCCAGCCGAAGTTGCAGTACCTTATTTGGTGGCTGTAGCTGAAACAATTAACAAACAAGTAGAACAACTGAATGAACCTACCTAATAGCTGGCACGAAGTTAAGCTATACCAGTTTAAGGAACTACGCCAGCTGTCCGACGTTGGCGGGTTCTTTAACACACAGCTAGAAACACTAGCTATTTTGGCCGACGTTCCCACAGAACAACTAGAAGACCTAGACCTAGAAGAAATTAGTAAGCTATTTAAGTCGGTTAAGTGGGTACTGAATGAGCCTAAAAAGGGGCTTACAGACGTCTTAACTATAGACGAAGATACCTACATACTAAAGCCATTCAAGAAACTAACGCTAGACGAATTTATAGACCTTGAATATTTCCTACAAAACGACTACTTAAAACATATTACGCACATTGTGTCCGTGTTTTGGCGACGTACAGAAGTAGACAAGTGGGGAAATATGCACTTTGAGCCGTACATATTTAGCCCATTCGACAGACAAGAAGACTTCGAAGAAGTAAACGTAACAGAAATATACGGCATAGTTCCCGAATACTTGAAGTATCGCGAGGAATTTATAAAGAAATACGAAAACTTGTTTCAGCAACCAGACGAAGAAGAAGACGAACCTATAGAAGCTAAAGACTTTGATAGCATAGAAGAATATAAAGCAGAACTTAAAGAACGCGAGCAAAGTAAAAAGGCTAGAAAGTGGGGCTGGGAAAGCTTACTATTTGACTTGACAGAAGGCGACATAACAAAAGTAAAGGCAGTCGGTGAACTGCCCTTAATCTTTGTCTTTAATATGTTAGCTATGCGCAAGGAAATGGGTTACCTAGAAACCCCTAAAGGTTAGTGCCGCGTTAAATTCCCCGCCGATAGGCTCAAAAGTATAAATCAAACTACGCTTTTCACCTAGAATTGTTGCTACTTGTAATATAGGATAGCGCTGTGTCATCCATTCCGTGTATTGCTCGAATATTTCCGCTGTAGTTCCGTTAGCGTTTAGTGCTTCTGTAAGCTTTGCGCATAAGTCGAAAGCCGCCATATTTATAGTTCCGTTGTTTAGAAACCCAAAATAGTACATTGCTATTATCTGGATTTCTAGTTCTCCTAGTGCTGGTATCTGTGCGTTAATTCTAATACTATCGTAAAGGCTACCAGTATCTATAAGCGCTTCGCTAGCAATAATTTGCTTAAGCGTTCTAGCTATCTTATTACGGGTTTTATATTTGACGTTAAAAACGCCGTTATTCTTGTACGCCATTCTCTAAAAATTGCGGTGTGTAAGGGAATTCTTCTTTAACTGCGTGACCAGCGAAAGCGTGTTTTGGGTTCTTTGGCTCTACCAAGTTAGCCCCGAAGTCGTACTCGTTCTCGCTCATTACGTCATAGTGGTAGCCATCTGCGTAAACTGGAGGAGTTACGATTTCCATTCCTTCCATTACTGGAGGTGTTACCATAATCAACCCAAGTTCAACTACTGCTTGAACACCTTGTCCGTAGGCTTCGTTTTTTTCTCCGTTGAACTCGACATCTACAATTATGCCTTTTTCTTTGAGGTCTGCGAGTGCTTTGTCCTTGTTTTCGTATGTCAGTTTATAAATCATATCGTTGTAAGTTGTGCGAGTTGAGTATTCGAAAGGCGAGTTTTCCAAAGGGCTGAAGCGTTAATAAATTGCTTTGATGGACTCGAGAAATCAAACTCGTTACCCAAAGTTAATTTTGAAGTGCTACCAACTGAAAGAGTTGTTGTGCTATGTACTTGAGTTCCGTTAACGTATGCTACATAATCATTATTAGCATAAGCAAAAGCAATTTTATTGTGTCCAAATGTAAATGGTACAATTACAGAAACATAAGTAGTGGCACTTGAACGGAAATAAAGAACTAATTCATTTATGTTTGCAAGTCCTAAAAAATACCAATTGTCGTAATTGTTACTTGAAATATCAAAGAAACGTGCGTTAGCTTGAGCAAAAGACGAATCCACTTGAAGGTCTATAAATGCAGTCCCCTCCGTTTGACCGATAAGCGAACTAATACCCGTCTTTGATATTACGTCTGCGTTTCGTGTTACACTTGCAGAGGTTGTTGGTATGTAGGAAGTAGCGTAAGAACCCGCTTCGAGTTGTGCTCCCCAAATTGTAACAACATTAGATGAGTTAACTGCACCCGTTGTAGGTGTTACGTCACCCGCATAAATATTGAAGTTCCCTCCCGTGCTTAATGCAGTTACTGCTACCGAATAGCGTTCCCATTGGTCAGTAATAGTGAATACTTGACCTCCGTGATTTTGTAGTCCTAAAGTAAGTTTAGCGTTACTCGCTGAAGATTTTGCCCATACACTTAATGTATAAACTGCTCCATTAGTTACTGTATGTGTTTGATAAACTCGGTTATCGTATGCACCACTTCCACTCGGTGTTAATGTGTCGG